TACCTCAAGGTCGTCGGCGCTTGCTAGTTCAAGACCCCCGTGAAAAAGCTTGAATCTCTCATCTTGTACGGAGTTGTCAGAACCTGTTTCTGTTCCCTCCGGGAACGGCTTGAACTTTCTGTTGAACTCTATCTTACCCCTTTGGTCTGTGTAGTTCGGGATAATCATCGCTCTTGAGCCCTCTACATTCCACTCAATCTCCACCTCCCCTGCAACACCATAGCCATCTTGAGGAATCTGATTCATGTTTAGCACAACCTCAATCCTGTTGGCATCACCCATACCCCAAGCCATATTTGGCTCGACGGTTCCGCCCTCGCCGGTGTCGCCTTTGGATGTAATAGCCCAAGGGACTCGCTGAGTGTCACCGTCAAATATCTCTCCCTCGAAACTGTCTGCGCTGCCGTCTTTTTCTCTTACAAAGTATCCGCCTAAATTTTGAACTTGCCCAAGGTTATTGCCTGCCGCAAGGTTGTCGCCTACACCGGGCTCTACGTGCAGGAAAGGAGAGTACTGTGTTTTGTGAGTGAACAAAGACCTGTATGCGTATTCTGTTTCCTCTAGCTGATTTGTTACTGTGACGCCAGCTCCCGGACTGTTGGCTGGCAGCTCTTCAATGCCCGCCTGCACAGGGAACGAATGAGACGTAAGGTTGCTTCCCTTAATAGAAGCTGGCCAAGTGGTGGCGTCATACCCGTCGACATAGTTGCCCATGAACAACCTGTTCTCTGAAACGCACAAAGATTTCGCCTGATAAGGAACGTTATCAAACATCTTGTTTACCTCTGCATCACCTACAATTCTGTAGGCTTTAGAGTTGGTAAAAAATGAGCTTGACCCGAAGGATGTGTAGTCGGTGGGTCTTTCATCAAAGACCTGCCAAGCGCCAGTGTTTCCACTCCTAGCAAGAAATCTAACTGCCTTAATGTCTCCGTCCAAACAGTCCCCACCACTGGCGTCGTTGAGGGCCCTAGCCTTATTTACCTCCACGTTAATCGCATCAAACTGCGTTAAGTACAGGTCCGTCATTGTACCCGTAGGATTAAAGTGGTCCTCGTAGTACGACAGCTTGGAGTAAGGTCCGATAGCGGAAACCTCCCCGTCTACATAAACGTACTGCGCGGCAAACTGAAAGACGTTGTCCACGATTCTGTTTACCACAGTCTCATCTTCCCCAGCCTGAACAAACTCAAAGGTAGGCGGGCGCATGGGTGGCCTCTTACATACCGTGATTGCATTGGATGCGCCGACGACATTGTTAATGGATGCATCGTAAGAGCCGGAAAGCAATCTGCTGACGTTAACCTTTCTTGGCTCGTTGAAGTTGTCTGTGAAGTAAAGCAGGATGTCTCCGTTGCCCATCTTCACAACCTCACTTTGGATGTGAGAGTTTTTTTGGAAGTTCAACACTTCACCTTGATACAGCTTCACGTAGTGATGCTCCGCTGTATCGTACATGTAGATTCCGTGCTTGTCGCTGCTGTTCCACAGGTAATAGAAAACCACACCACCTGCGTCGTAATTTACGCTAGAGATAATATGATTTTGGCCCACGGATGGAACCGTGTCACTCGAGCCTTTGGCAGGGGCTTCTCTGTTTCCCTGAGCTTGCTTGATGACACCAGCATCTTCTTCGTCGGCTACGGAGATGTCAATGTTCAGGTTGTCAGTCATTTGGACAGCCTGCACCAAGCGCTCATCGTCATCCATGTTCAGATAACGAGGTGTCAGTTTATCAATAGCCATCAGTACTTGGGCGCTTGCTTAAAGTTCTTACGAATCACGCGCATAGCCTCATCCTTATTGAATGTCTTGAGGCGGGCATTGGCCTTGCGTCTTTCGTTGTAGTATTCCTGCCTAGCGCGAGACTTCTCTACGTTAGGCACACTTCTTTTGCGCTCAATGATTTTGTAGTACATGTAAGAGCGCAGTGCCTCCTCGGCTTCGATAGGAACCTGTGGGTTCTTAGCCCGAGCTTCGTCTGCCACATACTCTACAACAATCACACCAGTAGTTCCGGAGTCAGTCTCAATTCTGTTTTGGTCTCTGTTGAGTCTGTACTCACCTGCGTAGATGCCGCCACCCATGCCGTAGGTTCTACCCGTAGCTTGGTTGTAGGCGTAGTTGTTAAAGATAAGCGCCTCCTCTTCACCGAGGATACCGCCACCGCTTCCGGTTGTGTCGTCCACTCTGTCAAAGAACCCGTCACTATCACTGTCTACAGGGTCGGTTACATTCGTGTAAGCCTGCGACATGTTGAGGTTTGTGTTGTGTGCGAGTGGGTACACCATCCCGTCTGAGCCAGCCAAGCCGACACGAGCAATGCTCGCAAAGTCATCAGGCAGCTGGTAGGTCCCGTTGGATTCAGGGGACAGCTTCAACGAGCGCACCTTGCCTGAAAGGTCAAAGCCAAACTCACGCAGCCCACGCAGGGCTACTGAGCGAAGCATGGGACGAGTAACATTGATAGCGTAGTCATCACCCTCCAAAGAGATGATGAAGTCGTTGATGATGTCGGATAGTCCTACTAGGTTGTGTGCCATCTGTTACACTCTTTGTTCTTTAACATCCTCCTGAGCTCCGTGCTGGTACACCTCCTTGTCCTTGAGATTGACACCAATCAGCTTTGCCATCTCAATCACCAAGTCCATGACGTAGTGGTCAGGCAGCTCAAAGTCCCTGCTGGTTGAAGGGTTGTACACCTCTTTGTTGTTTGTAAGAGTAATACCAATCTTAGGCATCGAAGCGTCGAGCGCACCTGCAGTAGTGAGAGAAGCTGGGTTCTTGTAGTACACAAGGTCGACCCCGATTTCGTTTGCCGTTCCAGCGGATGACATGTCCTTGTTCAGAACCAAGTCATGAGGGTACAGCTCGAGCGTAAGCCCTGTGATGTAGCACGCAGGGAAGTCCTTGGTTGGTCTAGACAGCGTGCTTGACAGGATTGCTTGAAGCTTGTTTGCATCCTCAATGACCTCCACAGGAATTACCTCTGCATTGGTTGAGGCATTGACAGACGCGCTTTCAGACGGAGATGAGATGCCCGTAGCAGCTGGCTCGTAGTTTACCTCGATGATTCTGTTGAAGTTGGTCGGTAGGTTCAAAGATGTCTTGAGCCTTGGGTATGTAGTGTCCGGTGCTTCATCAAGCTGCACCCTAGTGACAAACCTTCCCAAGTCCTGCTTGAGTCCACGGATACGAGACTCGGATAGCCCGGGGTCTAGGAGACGCAGGCGCTGAGCCTGAGCCCGCTCCAGCTCCAAGAAGATATTGTTGAATACCTTCTGCTGTGCGACAGCTGCAAACTGGTTGAATACTGCAGGGGTGACGAACCCTCTCTCGTCCTTGTTTGCTAGTCCCTGAAGCGTTGTATAGACCTCTCGTACGCTCGCCATGGTGTTGTAATTACTATCAGCAAATATAAACAAAAAAGGGCCGCCCGAAGGCAGCCCCTTTCCGCTAGGGTTATAGGTTAGGCAATCTCCGAGAGTTGCCGTTCGATTTCGGACAAGACGGTAGCGCCCTTGTCGGTCATGCAGAATCGAGTGAGTACATCGACTTCGTTCTGCCCAACAGGCACGCCGACTACGATTGCACCGCTGTCAAACCACGTTACAGCACCGCCCTTGAATCTGACAATCTGAAAGTCAAAGGCCTGCATCACAGTGACGCGGGTCTGAACGACTGGGTTGTCAAAGAGGTCGATGAACTCTTGTGGCTTGCGCTTAGCAGCCAACACAAGCTCTCTCTTAATGGCCAAGTTGTCTTGGTCTGTATTGATATTCAGTGCGATAGCTACAGGCAGCAAGTCCGTGAGGCTGCGAGTCTTAATCATCTGGATGGCATCGGTAACCAAGAAGTCCATGTCAACAGACTCCTGAATCTTTGTCTCCGTGTCGAGGAGATGGAAAGAGCTGCCACCGTTGGCCCTGTTCTCAGGGTGAGCTGCGAGGAACTCACGCAGGTTGGGCTTGGTATAAGGCACAGCCAATCCGTTATTGCGGAAGATTACCTGCGACCTTGTAGCAGAAGGAGACTGCTCGTCGACATAGATAGATGGCTCACCAGCACAGTATCTAATTTGACGAATCTTTCCAGACTCTTCGTCAAAGATGTTGATGTTGCTGTTGGAAAGCTTAAAGTAGATGCCCCCCATAATAGAGCTGTAGAACTGAGTCTCCTTGCTCTTGTCCTTGAGGTTTCTTTTGATTTTCGGCTTCTTAGCAGCGGGAGCTTGAGGGATTTCTGTTACCTGTTCCTCAACGACAGGCTTTGCCGCAGCCTTGGGCGCGGACTTCTTAGCGGGTTTCCGCTGGATAGTTTCTGTAGACATGATTAAAAGAAATTAAAGTCAAACGAGTAGTAAGTGGGAGGAGGCCTTTCCCCCTCCCCTTACCGTAGGTTAATCAGCTATTAGCCGAATGAGTTGGCCAAAGTGCCGCTACCAAGGATTGAACCTGTAGCGTAAACTTTAGCAACTTCACCGTAGTACAATCTGATACGTCCTCCCTCGAGACCACCCTTGGTGGTGGCGTTCAAGGTAATAACGGTATCAGTGCCGTCAGAGTGGAACTGAACGGTTGAGCCGTCGGCTTTTGAAAGCGTCAAGCAACCCTTGTAGTCATCAGCTGCATTCAACGTAATCGAAATCACGTTGGAACTAGTCTGGCTTGTTCCGACAACGAAGTCGAAGAACTGACCAACTGCTGCAGCATCGCACTGAGGCATGGTAATAGCGCATCCGTCTCTGTCAAGCACCACCAAGCTTCCGGACTCTGAGTCGAGCAGGGTTCTGGTAGCAGTGGAGACATTGATGACTTTTTGCTCATTCACAACAGGCGTGCCGTCCAACGACGCCGCGATAGCTGAGACATCAGAGATGCCAGCAAAGTCGAGGTTCGGGCCGTCGAGGGTAACCGTGCGTTCGCTTTTGATGAGCTGCAACAGGTCGTTAGCAACAGCATGCTCCTTGGTTGCAGTGCAAGTCAATGCGATAGAGTCACGGGTTGGTGTATCCCCTGAGTCTACTGTAGCAAAGTTTGCAGTCACCAATTCAGCAGCAATGTTCATTGACTCGAATGCAACTGGATTGAAGATTGCCCCTGCGTTAGAGGCGGTCTTTACGATAATCATAGTTTCTTAGTGTTTAGAGGTTAACGATTAGGACTTAATCAACACGTGTTGATTTGCAGCACGAGTAACCAATGCACACTCAGAACGGTAGTTGAATCTAGCCGTGTCCTCAGTCGCATTACGGAATCCGAGGATAGAACCAGTCACCCAGTGCTCCAACTCACGAGAGTATCCACCTGCAGCCTTGTAGTTCAACTCCAAAGCAGGAGAGCGGTCACCAGTAGTTGGGTCAGTCACTGTAGCCAATGGGCACATCACACCAGAAACGAGCTTCTGTTGGATGTCGGCGTCAGCACCCAAGAGAGTTGGGTCGTTCAACAACTTCCAGCTGTGCTTGTGGAACGTGTATCCACCGCGAGAGAATGAAGAGAAACCGAGCTGTACAGCCATGTCAGGTGAGTTCTGGAACGCACCGTAAGAGGCGGTAACACCAGCGATGCCAGCCTTAGAAGAACCACCACCCTGAGCGACCATGTCGTCGAGGAGCAAGTTCTGCTTGGTGTTGGCGTAGATGGCGTACTCAGGAGCAGAGCCCTGCTTGTCAAACTCAGTGATGAGGTCATCCAAGTCAGTGAATCCACCGTCGTTTCCAATCATGCTAGAGGTAACCAAGCCACGGTCTTCGAGAGCAGTGATGTAACCTTCGTTGCCGCTCATAGTCAATGCTGCTGCAGCATCGCTGGCAACTTCTTGACCGAACAAGAGAGTCATTTCACGCTTGTCCAAGAAACGCTGGCGGGCATCCATCTCGCCCTTGATGTACCAACGGTAGTCACCACCTCCGACGTCGATGTAGCCGATGTTGGTAGCCTGTGAACCCGTCACCTCAAAGTTACCCTTGACGATGGCGTAAGGCTTCTGGTAGCGAACCACGTTAGACTCAATAAAGCGTCCGGGCTGGTCGCTGCCTTCATCGAATACGTTACCGATGATTGGCATCTCGTGTACAGTGTTTTGAGTAACCTCAACAGTTGGGTTATTCATGTATGCACACGTGAACTCTGTGCTGTTGTTGGCAGCACCCTCGCTAGTTACAACGAGACGGTCCTTACCGTTGATGAGCAAGATGTCACCCTCCATTGGAGTGTGAGCACGGATGTCAGCATCAATAGCGGAAGGAGCTGCGTCAGCGACAAAGACCAATGTTTGCCCAGCATCAATAGCTGCAGCACCACTTGAATCGTTCTTGGTTGCTGCACGAACCTTTTGGTGCAAACGAGCTTCCTCGTAGTAAGTAACTTTTTCGGCAGAGCCAGCAGCCTTGACGGCTCCGGTCATACGCAAGAATCCGGTAATGCCCTGATTACCGTAAGTTTTGATGAGCTCGGGGCGTACATCAAGGGCGTTGATAGAGTTCATAAAGTCACCGAGAGAAGCGTACTTTTCGGGGGTTGCCAAACCAATGTTTGACGCACCACCACCAGTGCTTCCTCCAAGTTGACCATGAACATTAGGCGCAGTAATAGCCATAATTGTTTTCTGTTAGAGAGAGTTAAAACTTGAAAGTCATTCCCTTGTCCCCTCCCATGGCAGCTGCGAGCTGGTCAACAATCTTGCTTCTCTGAGCTTCAGCCGAGGTGTCTACCTGCTGGGACTGTGGAGTCACAGGGGCGACGTTAGAGGCTTGGTGAACTACACGACGCTGGCCATCGCTCATACCCTGTCGGTACACCGCGTTGACAATGTTGTCGATGTTGTCCATCACTGCTCGATGAGAGTTAAGAAGGTCGTAGTCCCAGTTGCCTTCGTCAGAGACGTAGGAATCAAAAAACGATTCGAGGTTCGCATTCTTCTCCTTCAAAGTTGACTTGTACTGGTCGGCTAGGCCGTAGGTAAATGTCTTACCCGTGGGCAAATCAAATGAAATGCCGTCCAGATTGTCAACCTCTTTGGACATGCTTGCGACCCACTGGTCGTCAATAGGGCTCATAAATTCATCTTCGGCGGTTCGATTGGGGTCCGGCGTAGCGAACGCTTCACGAATCTCCTCAATAGATTGACGAGCCTTGTCGGCTGCCACCTTCAGTTCCACAGCTGATGTAGCGATTTCCTCATCGGTGTACCTGTCCGTGTCGAGCTTGTACTTATTGTTCATAAGCGTATCAACCTCTTCGGACGTCAGGTTGGGATGTTCCATCTGCATCTGCATACGCACAGCCCTGCCATCATCCATTTCGGAAGTGTTCAAGGACTGGTACTTATACCAATCGTCAATAGAACGACCCGTCTCGGTGACGAACTCGTTAATAGCTGCGACACTGGGGTCGATGTCAGCCTTCCTGTTAAACTGCTGGCTTACTTCGTCGAAGCTATCGAACTTCATGTTCAGCCTTTCGCTGAGCTTCTGAAGCGCAATGGCATCTTCGTCGATTGCCTGCGGTTGCACAGGTTCTTGTGTCGGAGCTTGTGGCTCCGTGTATTCTTGTCTGAAGACAACTTCTTGAGGTTCAGGCTCCGCTTGTGGAGCGGGCTCAGGAGTCTCCTGCACGGGCTCGGGAGCTTCTTCCACTACGGGTTGTGTAGCTTGTGGTTCCGAGGGTTCAGGCTCCGGCGAGGGCGCGGGAGCTTCCTGAGGTGTGTTCAAGAAGTCAGGGGTGTCACTAAGTTTCACTCCCGATGCTTCAGCTGCAACTTCTAATTCGTGCTTAGCCATTTAATTGAATTTGGTGAATGTTAATTACGAGTGCCGTCCTGAACCTGCAGACTTCTTGTTGCTTGCAGTGAATCTCACGTTTTGGTTGTATGGTGAGAACTCCAAGCTAGGCTTGTCTTGGCAGTAAAGGATGGCGTAGTGTGTGTCGGCGGCTTGGGGTGTGAAGTGAGTAATCTCACCGTACACCACCTGACCGTCTGGGTAGTCGATTGCCCGCTCTCTAGTACCCGCCACGTTGTTCATTCTGAACGTAGCTGGGGTGGTGCGAGCGTCATCTGTACCCGCGTCGACGTCGTCAACGCCAAGCATCTCCACGCAGAAAGCGGGAGCAAATGGCAAGACGGTCACGAAAATCTTGTTGAGGTCATTGGTTCGGTGAACCCTGTCCGCGAGCTCTGCGCCGAGGTCAGAGTCACCAAACAAGTTGCCGGGCGCATCTGCAGCAAGGTAAAGCACGCAGTCATTGGTGTTTTCAATCGCGGCTTCAACAAGAGTGTAGCTGCCGTTGTACTGAGGAAACTCCGCAGAATCAACGACTACTTTGGTCCCCTTCAACAGACAGTTGGCGGAGTACGTGGCCTCCTCTCCGTACATGTTGACAATTTTTAATGGGGAGACGTTGGTTGTTCCAATCTTAACTTTGTAGTAGTCGTTGGAGCTGTCGTAAACCCAGCCTCTTGTGTCGTCTGGAATCATAGCAACAGTCTCGTTCTTCAAAACCATTCCGGCCTCAAAGTCCTTTTCTCCGTCAGTGGCGCCGCGCAAGATTACTGTTTGCGTTCCGCCCGTGAGCATGCGGTTTGTCAGCACATCTCTTCCGAGATTCTTAGCGCCGTTTCTTACGTTGTGTCTTTGAAATCCCATGTCTTATCTATTAGGCGTCAGTTCCGATTACCATGAACTCAACCACCGTAGGGTTAGTTGTAGCGTATGCTTTGAGCGTCAGTCCAGCATTGAGTGGCATGAATGCCCAGTCACCACCTGCCAGCTTCAAGATAACAGGGTCGCCAGAGGTTGTGTCGTCGTACACGTAGATGTAGTCGGTCGCTGTAGAATCTGTGTTCTTGATGTACAGGTATGCTGGTGCGCTGAAGTCAGATGCAGTAAACAAGGTTGTGGCCGCCGCATCCACGGCAGTAGCCGTCACAGGGCGACGTGCCAAGCCTGTAGTGTTGGCTGCGGTGATGCTTGTGTTTACACTGACTGCCAAGTTATCAGACAACAAGTCTGTGCTCGTCAATGAGATTGCTGCGGTTACTGTTGCCATTAGTTATTCTTTGATGCAAATATATGAAACATTACCACTTGACTTTGTTGGCCCAGTAGGCGGCGCTCATCTTGCCCTTCTTGATATTTCTTGAGTGTCTTGACTTGAAGCTTGCTCGCTTCTTCTTCATCTTGTCGGACTCTCCTGATTTTGGTTTGCCAGCGGTCTTAGCGCCCTGCTCGCCGAAGCGGATAAGCTTAATCTTGTCCCCTTCTTTGGCCAATACAATGTGAGACTTCTTCGGGTGACTTGGAGTCCTCTTGGCTTTGTTTACACCGCTGAGCCCGTGCTTCTTGAGCATGCGCTTGATTCGCGCTCTCATAGCTTCCTTGCTCATCGTCTCATAAGTTCTTGGATGATGTCCCTATTGTCTTGGTCCTCAAGCTCAGGGCGCGAGCCCTTGCGCTGAGAGATGAGCTTGGACTGAGCCACAGCCTGCTTGTCAACGCGAGAGTCCTTCCTGTCATCCTTGCTCTTTTCAAGTTCCATACGGAACTGCTTGTCAGCTGCTTGGGTCTGTGCGTTCATTTGCATCTTGGCCATTTGCACCTGACCATCCATCTGCTGGCGAGCCTGAAGAATCTGAAGCTCGACTTGACCCTGAGCTTGAATCTTCTGCATGTCAATCTGACCCTTCATCTGGACTTCTTGCATGCGGAGCTGAGCAGCGGCCTGCTGAGACTGCATGTTCACCTGCGCTTGCATCTGCATTTGTTGTTGCTGCTGCTGCTGCAAGGCGGCGATTCTACGCTTGCGCCTGATGATGAGGAGTCTTTCCGCTTGGTCCAAATCTTTAAGACGGCGGATTGCCATAGCGTCCTCAAGGTCAATCTCTCTTTGTGCAAGTGACTGCTGGATGTTTTGTTCGAGTAACAATTTGGCTTCGTCTGACATCTCTCGTTCCACAATCACACCGTAGTTGTGAAGTGGCAGAGAAGCAAACGAAGAAAGTACTTCCATGCTGGTAGTTCCGATGGCTCTTTCGTACGCCTCGTAGATGATTGAGTCAGGAGGCAGAACCTGCAAGCACTTCACCACGTCATCGCACACTCTCTTGTACAAGACAGATGCTCCGTTGGTGATGTCATTGATTGCGTTGTTTCCTGCAGCGAGTTGCTGTTGGCGCACGCCTACAAGAGCGTCAGCCTTTGGTGAGCTACCATCAAGAACCTCGTTTACACCCGTGACGTCACGAATCATGCGGAGGTAGTGGTTATACAAACCAATCAGCTCGTTGATGTTTCGGATGGTGTTGTCAAGAGGACGAACAGGTGGGTTTTGGAATCCACCTTCTGGGTTCTTGCTTCTGTAGTAGAAGACACCAGTCTGCTCGTAGATGTCTTGGATGTCGAGCGGTTGAAGCTCTCCTCCTGCACCAAGCTGCACATTCTCCAAACCCTCGATGTCCACAATCAATCCATCAGGCTTGGCCTTAGCGATGGCTTGTTGAATCTTGAGGTGGGTAAGCTGGAGCTGGTCAGCAAAGCCGATGACAGATGACACCATAGACTTGGGCATCTGACGACGGAAGTTCGTGGCGACTACGCTGTACGAAAGACGAGCACGAGTCAGGTCGTGCATGTTCTTGGGGATGTCCTTCTTCATGCCATACCCGAACAACAGGCCGCTACCAATGACGTAGGAACCGCCGTACACACACATGTTTGGCATGGTGTGAATCTTTCTGTCGTAGACAGAGTCGTTAGGGAGCTTGTAGGTTTCGCCCTTGTAATAGAAACCGATGTTGCCGAACTGCGAGGTCTTCTCCTCGTAAATCATATCATCGACACCAAGGAACTCAAAGTCCAAGACGTCGACCAAGTATTCGTCGTAGCCGTAGACGTGAGTGCCGCGAGTTCTGTCGTAAACAGTTTGGTTGAACTGAGCCGCGTTATTGTAGGTGCGGTTCATCACAGCCTTCGCAATCTTCTTGTACTCCTCCTCCGGGATGTCAGTCCCAGCAACTCTCTTGAGCTCTTGGATGGACATGCGCTTGACATGCCCAGCGTATACGATGTCAGAGAAGTTGGGGTCCTCCGTGCTGGAGTGGATGAACTGAGCGGGGTCTACATACTCCGTCTTGATTCCGTAACTCGGGTCGTTGCTCCTCTTAACCACAGCCATGCCGTTGACCACAAGGTCCTCCACAGCTCTACGGAATACGACGTCATCAAAGTCATTCCAATCAAGAGTAAGTTTAGTAGCAAGTTGAGCAGCCACCTCAGCACTAGTCTTGATACTATCAGCCAAGTAAATCTCAGCCTCCTCGCTGTTGTCGGGGAGCCCCTCTGGCACAGCAGCTGTGTTGAGCCCAAGCGACTTAGCTTCCTCAATGACCTCTCTTTCTTCAATAGCAAACTTGGCTAGAATCTTTTTCTTCTCCTTCTCGTCCTTTGACATAGGGTCAATCGCCTCCACATTGGGGCGGAACTTGCGAGAAAGAATCTTGTTTACTACAATCCGAACAAACTTGGGGACGACTGGAACTGGTGACCAATCGAGGTTAAGCAGCGTTCCGTCACCCGCTTGGGTGTCCATGCTGTTTAGGATTTGTTTGTAGATTGATGTATCTTGCGTACCGTTAGCGTAATCTCTGTTTCGATTAAACTCGACGAGTCGCTTTCCGAACCCGTGAGAAAAATCGTCGAGGCCTCCCCACTGTGCCTCGATAGATTTAGCGTAAGCGATGCCGTAGTCCTTGCTTGCCTTAACGCTCGCTGGCGCCATAGGGTCTGGGAACTGGGAATACGACTTTGGCTTGTGACCCTTCATTACTTACTGTATTACAGGCAATGTGCAAATATAAACAAAATCACTTAGAGGGTTTTGAGAGCCCGCCCGGTGTGTAAGTGTATTTGCGGAAAAACTTTTTGCCTGTAAAGTCAGCCGCTTTTTTCTTCTGTACGACAGTCTGTGCAGCAAGCAACGCAAGCCCCGCACTAATTGTCAAGTCAAACTTTGTTCTGTTGTCAATTCTGTACCCAATCCAATCCTCTAGAGTTCGGTTGAAATACATCCTACCCACCTCACCCTTCTCGTTGATTCCCACGTGATTGTGTATGTAGTCCTCAATAGATTGTGCATGTGTGTGGATTACATCCTGTGAGTTAGACGGGATTCCCTTGGTCTTAGTTACAACAGACCCTGCCGTAGTAAGGTGTTGTGGTCTGTCAAGTAGATAGCCATCGTAACCCCTTGATTCAAAGTACCTTACGATACCGTACTTGTTGTTCTCCACGAGGAGTGGGTAGCCAAAGAAGAAGGACGCCATCAACACATCCTCGTAGAAAATTTTTGCCATAGGAGGGCGGGAGCAGTACTCTGCAACAAACATGTTAGAGGGGGCCCGCATGTTGAACTTGTTGTAGATGTGACACGCTCCCTTTGAACCCCTTCCGTCTGTAGTAGCGTCGATGTCATAGGAGTCAACACCACCACAGCCAATCAGTTTGTTTGGGGCTACAAGCTTGCCCCTTTCAGTAATCTTTTGATTCCTGAGGTCAAGAGGAGGCATCCAAGACACAAACCACCTGCCCTCTGAAGTAGGAACAAACACGACCTCCGTGTCTCTAACGCCCCCCTTCCATGTGAAGTTGCCACGCACAACGGGGTCTGGATACATGTTTTCGTTGTGGTCAATCTGCTCGTAAATCTTTCCGATGTTGAACAGAGAGCCCTCGACGCTATCACGGAACGCCTCGTCTGTAGTAAAGGGGAACTGGCGAACGATTTCGTTCATCTCCCGAGCGTCATGCCTTAGAGCGTCCCTTTCGTTTTTTAGAAACTCCCTTGCGCCTATCTCTACGGTTTCCCCGTCCAGTGTTTCTATCTCCTGCTCCGGACTCTCGATGATTGGTTTCCCGTACTTGTCGAAGAAGCCCTCTAAGGCTTCGTAAGCCGGAATAAAGATTTTGTACAATCCTGAGGTTGTCCTTCCGTTTTTGTTGCGTTCTTGTGGGTCTGAATCTTTCCAAAGCTCTTTGTATTCTTGACCTCCTTTGTCCATCGGGTTGACGGTGCTGCCCACAAGCGCCTTCCCGATAACACGGCGTCCCACAATCAAGCAAGTCCGTTGTATCCTCCATGCTTCTCTGATGTCTGTTGGTTTCTCCCACTTGCCTGCCTCATCGAGATACAAGATATGTAACTTCTCGCCATCGTAGGCATTGTTAGTGGTATTCTTCCAGTTGATGATTGTGTTCAGGGCGTCCCCTTTGATAGAGGTCTTGTTGTTTTTGGTAATCCTTTTGGACGGTTCTCTGAACGCCAACTCCATGCGCGGGTTGGTGGTACCGTCTTGGATAGGCTTAAAGAAGAACGGGTAGGACTTGAAGATAGCAACGACCTTCTTCATGAAGACGTTCTCCTGCGCGTCCTTACCCGTCTTCGACTGGATACCCAAAAGTTTGTCCTTGACCTGTGTGGCTTCGTCTACAAGAACGCAGGCGGACATGTTGGTATACCCTGAGCGACGACACTTGGTATACAGTTGACCAAGGCATCTGGGGTCAGCCTCACACGCGGCCTGATGGACGAAGAGCTTACGTTGGAAGTCTAGGAAACTAGGATAGCCAATATCTATCTTGCTCCACTGAAGCATCATGTAGTGACGTCCAGTGACATAGGTAGGTTCTCCGTTGTTGTAGAACCAGTACCCTTCTCTGCGCCTGCGGAACTCCTCCTCGATAAAGGGAGAGAACCTTTGGCGAAACTCCTTGGGCATTTCATACCACTCGTCCATAGACTTGATGCGAGCAAGCTCACTAGGCATCTCTGTCCTAGCCCAAGTCTGTAGGTGGGTGGGTAGGTCGTACCCTGCAATGTCTTTCTTTCGGGGCTGCTTAGGCAAGCAGATAGGTAGACCAGAGATGTCGATGACGTCTCCAATAGTGCCGCGCGGGCAAATGGATACGACTGGTTCGTCGTACTTCTCTATGTCTATCAGCCCTGTCACTTGCTGAATCTTTCTGCAAAGCCACCTGAGTAGTCTTTGTCTTGGTCGATGCTGCCGTTCTCGCTCAGGTCCTTGACCATCTGCTCTAGCCGCTGCCTTTCGATTAACAGTTCTTTGCAATCTGTAGCGGTCTGTTTGATAGACTGCAGCTCAGCCTTGCGTGCGGCACCACCAGCTTCAGGGTCGACGGGACGCTTGACCTCCTCAATCATGTTGTCGATTGCAACAGCCATGCTATCCATCAGCCTGCGAGAGGCCTCTATGGTCTGAAACTTAGGACTCCTCGACATACATCATTTCTTCTGAGCGCATACGGAAGACAGTGGTGTCGTCCTCCAATCGCATCTCATAGTCTCTATTCTGCTTGAACCCTACGGTGTCCCCCGGCTTGACGCCTTGAGTAATCATGTCCTTGGGGCAGCAAAAAACTTTTGCCTTGAGGTGAGTCTTAGGCTTGAGGTCAACTACAATAATCTCGCTCTCTTCTGGCTCCTCCTCCTCGATTGGCTGCAGGAACACCCAGTCCGCGAGCATGTGAAGCTCACCAGTATCCTTGCTGCGATACGCAATGGCGTGACAGCTAAGAGTGTTTACTGGGTCATATCCAACGATGAACCTGTCCTCGTCGTCTACCTGAATCTTCAAAGCATCGGACATAACTACGTGGTGATGGAAGAACAGGGTGTCCCCCGGCTTCACATCCACGTCGTACTTGACTGGTGTTGACGTCACCTCACCGTACATGACACGGCGCTCGAACTCCTGCCACTTGGGGTCGACGTAAATCTCCGTGCCGTTGTCCAGCTCGATTGTGTCGTGATGAGTCTTCTCAAGCTTCACCACGAAGTGATACAGTGCCTTCATTCAAAGTTACAATCGTATTCAACAATGACTGGGGTGTTCTCCACAGTCTTCCACAGGTAGGACGATTCATTGTCCTGAGTGTAGATGTTGTACCTACGAATGTTGTGCTTGAACATAGCGCGGTCATCCTCCTCTATGAGAACAACCTTACCTGCGCCAGCTTTCATGCCGACGTAGTACGCCATCGCGTCCTTTGGATTAGGACCGATGACGATTTTTCTAATCAAATTTTCCATTGTATTTAGTTGAGGTTGAAGCCTAGGTCGTCTAGGTCGATGTCATCTATGTCGATGTCATTATCTTCAGATACTTTCTCGTAAGAAGCCATGATGGCTGTGAACAGCTCGGCAAGTTCTTCCGAGCTATCTACGTGCCATTTGCTGGCCACCTGCCAAGCAGGTCCAATCTCTGGGATGTCGTCAACAAGCCCGAGACCAAAGAGGTAAGCCACCCTTTCATTTACTTGATACTTCTCGATGACGTCTTCAAGCTGCGCCAAGACGTCGGCTACTTCTGAGATGAAGAGCTCCTTCAGGGTGGGGTCCATGGTTGTCATTATTGTCCGTTAATTGCTGCGATAGAGGTTGGCGTAGTTGAGTTCCCGATAAGAGTTCCGGTAACAAACCAGCCTGATTCATCGTAGCAGGTAAGCTCTAGGCAGCTACCAGCTGCACCACCAATGTTGTTATGGTCTTGGTCTAGAGTAATTTGATTGTGCGTAGACACAGCGGCGGCTGCGGTTGCACGCAGGACTCTTTGTACAGAGACCTTGTTGTCTGTAGTAGACACGTGGGTGATTGCCCCGTAGAAGTAGTCCCCAGAAGCGGCATTGATGTTGCAGGCAGTGTTAGAGCCTACGTCAACATAAATCCTAAAGAACCTGCCTTCAGTCGCTGCGGGAAGTGTTACGGTGTCTCCCGCAAGAGTGGTGCAATCCAAAAAGACTGTTTTACCAGAATCACTGCGAGCGCTAAGGCTTGTGGTTGAAGTAACCTTCTTTACGCCTCTGAGGTCGTACTTCGTGGTAACTGTCCCGCTTGTAGAAGTAAGGTTAATGTTCTGCCCCGATTGAAGGTTCACTGTAGATGCGTGACCTGACGAGTCTGTGACAGTAATGCCAATCCCGGTGCCGCTTCCATTGGAGGTTGAGCTTGAGCTTGCGCTCATCTGAACAGTCTTCAGGTTCGGCAAGGTGCGAGTACTAATCAATCCAGTAGAAGAATCTCTCACCAGAATTTCGTCGCTTGTAGACCTCGCTGGAGAATCAATCAGAAGATTCGTTACCTTTACCTGAGATGTAGACACAGATAGAGCAGTGTCGGTTCCCTGACCATCAGTGATGACTTTAAGAGAGCCGCTGGCGCTACCGTTGTCGGTTGTCTTGAGGATTCCGACGTAGCTTGTTTTGATTTGAGTGCCTGATAGTGACGTTCCCATCTTGTTTTTTTTGTCTACACAAATATACTCAAAATGAAGAGACACAGACCTGAGCGCAAAATGCGGGAGTTCTCGTACCTCCACGAGAAGTACGTCAACAAAAACTACCTCAAGTACCTACGGCTGGCAGAGGCAGATATGGCGCAGCATTACGACGTCAGGCCAGTAGAGATGCAGGTGATGTTGTTTGGATACGACTATGAGTTCTTTACGGCTACGCACATAGCAGAATCATTGTTTGCATCACCCAAGAAGTTCAGGGAGCGCACGCTGCAACCGATGATGAAAAAGGGGTTGATACATGTAGTGCATCGCAGGTTTAACGTGGACACGGGCTCAGAAGCCGACATGTACTTCGCTGAAGAAGCAAAGACAAACTACAAGCACAGGTACGGACTGACGCCTAAGGCTAGGCATATAGTCCAAAGATTCTACCGCAAGCTAGAAGGCGAAGAAGCGATTAAGATTTCTCGTGAGTAGCCGTCTTGAATGACGCCTTTTCTACAGCTCCGGGGTGAGGCTTGTAGTCTCCCTTCATCAGAAAGTACCTGCCCCGCTCTTCCATCCAGTGGTAACCCTTAGGGGGAGCAACACTCACCTTTTTGCTGAGAACCTTAAGTCCGCCTTTTTTGTATTTCTTTACTGTGTTCATCCTTCGTAGTTTAGGTAAGATTCTACATCTACCCACCAGTCCCCTGACTCATCGTTTAAGATGTCCAAGACTTCAGAGTGGGTATAAACGGTAAGAGACTCAGCTCCGCTAGGAGTAGTGTCTGAGTCCCATCGCAAAAGACACTTGTCTGTGTTTCTAACAGTCTTTCGCATTGCATCCGTACCGTTGTCCACGGTTGCTGCCGCCATAGAGGGCGTGACAGATGATGTCTGGATAATAGCGTACTTCCTGCTCATGATGGTACGTCGTCTGTAAAGGTTGCTCCTGTGATGGTCAAGTTATTGCTGTTGCTGCTGGAGTCGTTCCCGTTGTCTTCAAGTCTCCAATAGCCAACCAGTCCTGACCTCGATGATTCATCAGCGGGCACTCCGCTGTTGTAGATAGCTGATACATCAGAAGAACTCAACTCGGAGTTGTAGATTGAAAGCTCATCAACCTCAATTTGGAAGAACGAATCAGAACCTAAATTAAACGTAGAAGAACCTATAGCGATGTCTCCAAGGCTTGCACCGCTAAAGTCGACGCTGTTTGAAGTCTGTGTTACGGCTATCTCCGAGCCATTGATGTACAGCTTACCTGTTCTAGAGCTTGCTCCAGCGTCACAGGTAATCAGACAATGATGCCAAGTGTTATCTCCAACAGAAGAACGTAAATCGTTGTTTGATGTTAAAGTTAAAAAATCACTGCTAGAGGCAACGCCACCTCCAATTTGTAACGAAATTTTTCCGGGAAGGCTACCAGCCGCAGAGTCTCCATACGCAGTCATAATAAAGCCTGTGAGGCCGCCTCCCGGAAAGAAGAGGGAGTTCCACAGAATAGGGGTAGCACCACTTCCAACAGGGAAGAAATCAGCCTTCTTTACCCACCAAGATATGCTAAAGTCACCCGCGCCAATCAGTCCGAGTATCGTTGAGTTCGAGGCCCAACGAGCTGCATCATTGGTTCCGTCAAAGCTTAGAGACTTGGTGTTAACCAAACCTCGAGATACTACGCGACGAGTCTTTTTAGAACGTCTGCGCCTTGATGTGTTAGCTAGTGTTTTCATGGTGTAGGTGGTGGGGGTGCCCCTCCTGTTTCTGTATACCCTTGTGGTGACCAACCCTCTCCGAAGTAGTCTTCTGGGTCAAGGTCGTCATAATCAAAGTCAACCCATACTCCGTCGAGTAAGTATCCGTATTGTCCGGACTGAGGGTTCCCAGCTCCGCCAAACCCTCCAAAGAACGCTTGGAACTGAGAAACATCGGAGCTTCCGGTCAACTGGCCATTGCCATCAAGGTCTAGGGCATCAAACTCAGGGCTTCCCGGGCTGTATGCCCCAGATTCAATTAAGTCAATGTAGAATGAAATGTCATCGGCAGTAAAGAACCCATCGTTGTTAAGGTCTGGGTCGTCGTACAACTCAATGAACTCAAGAAGCTGAGGGTAGAAAAATACTTGGAATTGGGCCAGTGCATCTTGCGGAAGTGTTCCGTTTATACTGTAGTTTTGAAGCCCCTGATATAAGGTCTGAGCCTGCAGTCCGCTGTACAGTTCGTTGACAGCAATGTATTCACCGTTCGGGCCAAGGTAGAAGGCTCCTTGTATAAGCGAACCTGCAAGTGCCCCAATAATACCTGTATCACCAGTTCCTTGTACGTCACCAACTATCATCTGCCATTGCCCTAACGTGCTTACTGCTGAATCCGAAATTGGGTTGACAAGGCTGACGATGTATTGATTGTTAAAGGCATCAACGTCAGCACTGAGGATGCCAAGCATGACAAAAGGCTGGAACAGCAAGAACAAGGCGTTCTCTTCGCTCGTAGCCTCCCCATTGCTGATGGCGCTACTGACAAATTGGTTTATCAAGTTGTACGAGCCCATGTTGTTCATCAACTCCAAAAACAATACCTGCATGTCGATAGAGCCTCCAGCTCCATTGATTGCAAGTATTTGCTCTTGAATCATTATGGAGAGCTGAGCATACAGATTGATTTCTCCTTCGTTGATTACGCCATCGCCGTTGAAGTCAAGCTCCTGAACAGCCAACGCATTGGTGTTCACTAGTGAGTCGATGTAGCTTGTTGATGAAGCTGCCTCAAGAGCGTCTAAGAGTGAGCCCGAAGTTAAACTCCCAAGACCTGTAACAATAGGGACCAATGATGCTTCCCCTGTGTAGTTGCCAGCAGACACAAAGAACTCGTTGGGGTTGATGTTGTTCTGCAAGTAAAAGTCCGAGTACTCGTTCATCGCAAGCTCGTCCGGCAAAATCTGCTGAAGGATGTTGGAGATGGTGGTCCATAGAGCATTGTCACCTTGAAACGACTGGCTGTTCAAGTCGCCCCACGAAGACGCCCAATCTGGGTCTACTAGGTCAAAGAAGGCGGAGGTGCTGTTTGCTGCGACTGCATCAGCGCCAGTAGTTTCAATGCCCATTAGGAAGGTGTACCATGCGGGCGTTTGACCACCAGACTCGACGTAATCGTTAGCATATTGGAACACCAAAAAGTGAGCCAGAGCATACGCAGGGTCAAAGCCAGTATAGAGGGCGTTGTCTGAACCGTACACAGAGCCACCTGCCGCATAGGCATTGAAACCCTCTAGGTTGTCGGCTGAATAAGCTTGGGGGTTAAAGCTACTCCAAAACGCATCACCCTGCGTAACGAAACCACCGTACCACAAACTTTCAGGGCCTATCCCTTCGTCGTTAAATTGTCCACCTGAACCGAAGGAAGTCTGAGTGCTGTAAAATGCAGACCAGCCAATTCCAACGAAGCTGCTGAAGTAAACACTGTAGTTTCCCCATGAAGTTCCGTTGGCGGCAGAGTCTGCTCCAGTTATCATCCACCCGTAGAGGTGAAGGAAGTCTGCAAGTCCGACGTTACCATCTCCGTTGAAGTCAATCATACCTCCTGTTCTTTCCAAGAAGTTAGGAAGGTCAATGTACGTGCCGTTGACAGCGGCCCCCTCGTTAGGTGCAACTCCGTAAAGCTGCATGACGTTTTCGCTTGGGTTCTGTACAAACGACGGTGGGGGTGGTGGGATGTAGAACGGAGTGCTGTCGTTGAATGCGTTGTACGAGTACAGGAAGTCGTTAGACGTCAGGTCCAGATTGAAGTTGTAGAACTGCACGTCAAATCCGTAGGGACCGCCGCTTTGATAAAACGCGTAGTCTTCGTAATTGTCTCCCGGCTCCCAACCAGCTGGTGCCCAAATGACACCTTCACCTACAGGGTAATACACATCTGCTCCTGTGTTTGGGTCAGTGTACCCAACGAATCCTTGGAAGCCAGCATAAAGCCAGTTGGCAAATGATTGATTATCAGCGAGGAACCCGTTGTTTGGGTCAAGCATATATCCCTCAAGGGCCGCAGAGTCTACTGCATCGAAGCCTAGATACTGAAACACTGAATCAAAGCTGTACTGCAACGATGTACTGGATGTCCCGAAGCCAGCCGAAAAGCCATTGTTGGACTGGCTCTGGTGACCAAGCACCTGAGCAAGAAGCATCATAGCTCCTCCTTGCGCCATGTAGTCGTACGTTTCGGTAGACTCTTGTCCGAGAATGTTTGCAAAGTCTGGAATGCCACCCACACCGTTTACCCAATCAGAACATTGATTGAGCAGAAAGCTGCCCAAAAACTGAAGGTTATTGGCTGCTTGGCCAACCACTACAGCTTGCTCCTCAAAGTCAAACACATCAAACAGCTCTGGCGTAATGTCAGCGACAGTATTTACGGCAGGGTGGTTAGAGATTAAGTAGTCTACAACAGATTGGTCTAGTAGGGCAGGGTCGTAGCTTCCATCGCCATCGGGGTCAAAAAGATTTGCACTTACCCAACTTGCAATCTGTTGATTAAAGGCCTGTTGCTGGACAGTAACCAATCCGGGGCTCGCCCACTGTGGCCAAGATGCAGTTGCAAGCTGCGCGTAGTTAGCGTCAAAGCCACCATCAATCCAAGGCTGGATGGCATTGGCAAGAGCCATGTACCACGTTGGCACCTCTGACTGAAGGTCATCGGATAGTCCGTAAGCCTCGCCCCAAACGGGTCTTTGGTCGGCCCAGTTCAGCTGGATAAGTTCAAAAATCTCGTCTTGCTCTTGCTCTTCGACATACGCATCCACATCTCCTGAGTCCAGAAGGTTAAAGATGAGTGGTGGGTTCTCTGCAACATTGTTGATGTTGAACAGGTTCTGCGTATCATCCCACTCACCGTTGGTGCTGAAGTACATATTGCCCCCAGCCATCTCCACACCGTAGTAGGTGTAGTACGCAATAATTTGGTCGATGTCAGCCTGAGAGAACAGGTTGTTCGTTTCAGAGATAGTGCCCGCACCAGAGACAGCAGACACCATCTCGGTGAAGTCTGCCCATGCCGCGATGTCAGCACCATTAAAGGTGCCGTCGTTGTTTACGTCGAAGATGTTGCCAGAGAACGGGTTGTAGTCTGCGTCGTTGACAGATACATCAAAGAATCCGAGGCCAGCGCCTTGAGAGTCAATGAAGTTCATCATGTCTTGGAAGTTGCTGTCGCTGTATCCAAGCGGGTCTCCTGCGGCGTTTGACATAAAAACATCCGCGTAGATGTTCATGATTGGCAGCATGTTTGCATCGAACCATGCACCCAAGTCCTCGAGGTCGGCCTCGGTGGGCTGTGGGTTCATAAGTAGGGTGTCGAAGAAGTCTGCTGGAACTTCACCTTGGTACGCATCAAACACAGCGTCTAGTGCAGATGAGTACAAAGTCGTCTCTAAAGAGTTGGTCCAATCAATCGGAATGGGGATAAAGCCGTCGACGTTTGCTGCTGCGTCGTCTTGAGCAGCCATGTAATCTGCCCAAGTCAGTAGTGACTCTGCAATGCCGTCTTCTGTTGGGGTGTAGTAAACGGGTCCATCCGAACCACCAGCACCTGAATAGCTTATTCCTTGGTTGTAGAAGAGTCCGTAGCCATTCTCAAAGGAGTTTTGATAACCGCTTTGGTTCCAAAACAATCCCTGAAGTCCACCGAGCGGGTTAGAACCGCCCTCCAAAACACCCTGACCGACAACTGTCATGAAGAAGTCGATGATACCTGCGACGTCAAGAATGTCTAGTGTTCCGTCACCGGACGTATCCATGTTACCACCCTGAAGAGCGATGGCGTTCTCAAACGCGTCAATAGCCTGCCTGTACGATTCCGGAAGCTGTGGAGCTTCTTGAACTGGCGGGTCAGGGATTGGTGGCGGGACTACATCGTCGTCGTCCTGCTGCTGATTCGCCTTTTGGTTTGACAGCAGATAGGAAGAGTAATCGTCACGAGCTGCCGTAACGTCACGCTTCTTTACTTCAGGGCCTAGCGGGCGAGCCTTCTCGCCGTGCTCTGGGTCGCGGAAGGTCGCCGATAGCTTCTTCAGCTTCATGGCTTACTTCTTTCTGTTGTCCCGCAACATTGCAACAAAGTCAGCGGGGTCCATTACGGAGAAGCCGCCTTCTTTGAACTTCTTCATCATCATGCCCTTTTCGGCCTTCATGTCTTTCCTCTTGAGCATCATGCCCTCCTCACCAGTCTGCAGCGGACCAGCACCTGAGCCTGAGATGTCTGCACCCTCGATTCCCGGGAGTTCAACATCGTCGCTGTAGTTTGCAGTCTGAGTCTGCACACCAGTCTCCTCGTCAGTAGTTACCGTGTAGCTCTGAATCGACCCGGGGATGGTGATAGGCTGGTCGGCAGTATACGGGTCACCCATTGCTGTAGTGCCAGTAAACTTGCGCTCTACATCAGAGGCCAGTGGCATGGATGGTGAACCGTGCTCGGGGTCTCGGAAGGTCCCGCTGCTAGTGGCAGCTGCTTTCTGGGTCATCGCCTTGCGCTGAGCCATCTTGTTCATTGCGGGCATGCCGCCCTCTTGCATCTTCTTAGTTCTCATAAGTTCAGTTTTGCGATGATAACATCATTGAGGTCGATGTACTCGATGCGAACATCTTCCCCGTTGTTGAGTGCTTTTAGAATTTTTGGGTACACTCTCTTGTACGCCTGTGTTGACTTGCCAATGAATCCATCATCCACGAGCTGGTTGTTCTCTTGGCTGTCACCAAGTAGAAGACATCCTGCTGTGTGCTCGTCTGTGTTGCCACAGTGGATGAGGATGTATTCAAAGTTAGGTACATCTCGCACCCAGAGCATGCCCTCATGGATGTCGGGAAACCGCTCGGCGTACTTGGCGTCAAACCCGCCCTCGGTCCGGAGCGTGATGTCGTATGTCCCATCAGGGATTCGCGTCTCGCCCCGCTTCTTTCTCTTGCGCTCTTCGTCCTCCAAAGTGTAGCACAGGAACTCTCGCCCATCAGGCAACAGCTCAACCAAAATACCGTTGGTCGAGTCTCCGCTATCTGAGAACCGGAGTACCTGAAGGTGCATTACTTCTTCTTCTTCTTGAGGAACATTCCCTTTTTCGCCTTAGGAGTTTTTGCTTGCTTAGCCGCAGACTTCATGGACTCGGTCTTGTTGCCGTCACCATCAATGTCGATGTAGTCAGGCTTACCGCCTTGGTTGTACATCTTACCTCCGTAGGCAAATGACTTCTTGGCGAGCTTGATAGTTCCGTTAGACATTCCCTCTCTGACTTGGTCGAAGGTCATCTCATTAACCGTACCGCCAGCGGCGTAAGTCTTGTAGGTTTTAGCTTTCTTTTTTGCTTTTGCCATCTCGTTGTTGTTGAGGTTACAAATCTAATAAAATTATCGCAAGTCTGTATCGTGCTTCTTCGAGCCTTTGATATAGCTGTTGACTCTGCCCATGGCCCAAGCAGCCATACTTGTCTTCGGTCTTGAACCACTAGACAGATACGCACCCTGACCTCTACGGTACACCTTCTTGAGTGTAGCAAGAGACTTGCCCGATGACTTGGCTTTCTTCTTGAGTGAGGCAATGGTAGATGCGTTCAAAGGCTTTCTGCCTTCCTTGGCACCTTTACCTGTCTTTACCTTTCCACCCTTCTTGAACTCTTGTCTTTCATCAAAGTAGCTGTCGGGGAGTCGCTTCCCTTCCTTGTAGGCCTTCTTGCCTTTTTCGATGGATTCGGCTCTTGCCGCCGGATTTGGTGAACCAGACAGATACTTCTTAGGAAGCCCCGTCTTCTCGTCTTTCTTTACTGCTCGCATTGCCGTAGTATTTGTTCAAAGCCCTTTCCATGGCACGACGACGTGCTCGGGCAGAACCATTGTTCTTTTGTTTTTTTGATGCTGCCATCAACACCTCTATAAACTCAGGGTTTAGTGTTGGTAGATTCATGCTGTAAATATACTACAACTTTGGGTACAGCTAACCCGGATACGGCACTTGACGAGTACGACTGCGATAGTTCTGTTTCACGCAGCATTTGTTCAGACTGAGTAGCGTCCGAGACCCGAACTCCCATAGGGTCGAAGGGCGTGACTTGCGATGTCGTGAGTGCCTAGCGACTTAGCAAAGTTACGGGAAAAAAATTAAAAAGTCAAGTCCTGAACAGCTTGTTTACTCGAGAACTTGTAAGTACCTTTGTGTCAAACGATATGCTCTCGTAGCTCAACTGGATAGAGCAACAGCCTTCTAAGCTGTAGGTTGCAGGTTCGAGCCCTGCCGGGAGTACAGCGCCGCGAAAAAGTCCTGAGAAATGTGTGGGGTGGGGATTATGTCTATATGTACACGTGCGTCACGTCGACCGGAAGTCGTTTAATCCTAGTGGGGGGGTAGGGTTTACACGTTTGTATTGCAGAAACTTCTAGCGTTTTTGTCAACACTATTGGGTGAATTGTCAATAGCAAATCTGACTACCTATGGGGAGAGGTGGGACAACTCCATCCCCTAGGTCCAACCACCCCAAACTGACCCCACAAACGGGGTTGGCACGGAGGTTGATACGCACGTCTACAACATTTTTCTGACCTGTGCAAACACACAAATGTTAAAATTCTGATTTTCTCGTCGAAGCTATTTGGCTGTTCGTCGGGTGAATCATACTCTCTGTCGAAATATCGCTTGACATTTTGGTGGCTCAACCTCCCTATACTACTATGGCTCTCGTGTTGCAACGGCAACCGCCCTCGGACTATTGACGTACTGCCTGTCGCTGACTAAACGACCCGCTCCCCGGAGCGCACCTCGCACCATGTATGCAGAAAGCATGGTGGGCACACACCACTCACCGCAGAGCGCAGTTCTTTGACGTATTGAAACTACCTACCACTCGGGCCGACAAAACCCGCCACACTACGTGGCCATCGGAGTTGGGATGGGGGAAGAATTAACGCAAACACTATTGACTACACCGCCATGATACCGGCCAGCCGGGGACTGCGGGGCTATCCACCCGCCATGGCGTCAGCAACGGCACAGGCGTGCCACCTCGGTAGGGTGGTGAGGGTTCGACTCCCTCCCGTTGTTCTAACCCGTGCTTCGGCACACAAACCCCAACATCATGTTGTTTACTGCAACCGCCATTCAGGCATACACTACGACCCGCGACAACCACGAAGTCGCATTGTCCAACCGCTTCGAGTTCAGCTACGACCTCGACAACAACAACAAGCAAGCCCGTGACCTCGTCATCGGCACGATGCTCAACCGCTTGTTCCGCTACCTGTCCTTGCAGAAGGAGACAGGCGCACGATTCACCAACCTGTCGCACCCTGTCCTCTTGCAGTTCAAGGTCGGCAAGTCAACCATCGACCTCCGCGACATCGAGGAGCGCTTGCAGGCCACCTTCAAGGTCGGTCACACACCCAAGGCCAAGCGACGCTTTGCCCAACGCGTTGTGGCTGTCGTTGAGTTCCTGCTCGAAGCCCCTGTGCAGATGACTGCCACGGAGTTGCTCGCCTCCTTGGAGGAGCAGATTGCCG